GTAATGCCCAGCAGGATAGCCACCATCTGATAGGTGTCAGATGGGCAGGTAGCCGTGAGCGTCGCGGGAGCTTGAATGTCGAAGGATTGGCCGTCGCTATCGGCGGTGATGGGCGGGTTGGTGGCCAGCGTTCCATCGATCACAAAGCGATTGCTGGCGCTGTTGAGAATGTACTTGAGCTGATAGAGTCCGCTGGGGTAATCGGGGAACACGCGCTCCCAATTCCATGAGTCTCCGGCGCGGAGGTCGGTGGGCTCCAGCGGAATATCGGAATCATGGAATTGGTTGATCGGCGTAGCTGGATTGAGTAGGTTGCCCATAACTTGACTATGGGCAACCTTGGCGATTTAGCGCGAATTTAGAGCTTTTAAGCGTTGGCAAGCATGGTTTGCGGGTCGCTGGGATCATCTTCAAAGCAGTTGCCGCAGATCAGCACGGCATCCGGCTTGGCCCAGGCGTTCTGTTCGCATGATGGGCAGGTGAATTTTGTCTTGCTTTCGTTCTTTGCCTTGGCCTCGGCAGCCATCGGCGCAGGCGACTCCCAGCGGAGTTTGAGGCCCTTGGCCTTGAGCTTGGCATAGGCGCGGGCGTAGGGACCATCCTTCACCACAAAGTGGGTGACGTGCTGGCCTGTCTCTTTGCCATCGGGACCGCCCGTCGTGGTAGGCTGCAAGCCAATGGCTTTCATCTTCCCCGCCCACTCACGGTCGTGATAGCAGCGGCGCGGCGCGCGGCCGTGGGCTTGCTGCCAAAGGTGAGCCATCTCATGCGCCAGGGTAGAGAGAATGCGCTCGTCTGTCTCATCACAGAAGCAATCGGGGTTGAGGGCAATTTCATGGATGGTGACTTTGTTTCCGCGACCATGAAAGCGTTCCGGGGCGAAGTACCCGCGTGCCTTGGCGTGGCGCTGGAGTGTGACAAGCACTTGAGGCAGCGAATCCGCAAAGAGTTGAGCGTTGAAGAAATCGAACGCGGCTTGAAAATCGAGGTATTGCTGCTCTGTGATCTTGTCTTTCATGCCGCCACCGCTTCATCGAGATAACCGGCGGCCTCTTCAATGCTCTGGATTGCGCTGTCGATAGCGTCAACGGCCGCCTCCGACTTTTGTCCCTTTTCTCCGGCCTGAAAGCTCTCGGGCATGTTGTCGTAATACTCTTGCTCCACGTCTTTCAGTTCCTCTAAGACGTCCCTGAATTCTGCGATGCGTTCGTTGATCGTGGTGAGCGCCTTGCGTCTTGCGTTGTTCATGTCCTGCCCTCACTTTCTATTTGTATCGTACGATGCAATCATAGCTCGATATTGTGACGGCGAGCACGATACCGAGTGATTTCCTTTTAGAGGGTCCGGCCAAAGTTGCGGAGCCGGGATGCAGCGGACGGCCGGCGGCGTACGGGGGTGGGCTTGGCTGCCTGGGTGAGCACATCTGCCAGTTTCACGGCCGTATCGGCTGTCTTCTGTGCCCAATCGGACGGCGTTTCGCTTGCGGCTGATTCCTGAACGGAGCCGATGTACTCCTCGGCGGGCGCGGGCGTTGGCATACCAGCGGCCTCGCGCTCAAGGCGGAGCTTTTCCGCCGTGCGGAAGAGACTACGGGCGATCTTGCGGAAGTTGGGCCGGCGCACACTGACGGCGGCGCGCGCGTAGACGGCGCAATCGAGCGCCTCGTTGCGTTCGCCTGTCTTCACCCAATTGCCAACGGTCTGAAAGTCTTTTTTGGTGATGACAAACTTTTCCGCAGTGAGTTGACGGAAATACTCACCATCGAGCGCCTCACTGAAATGGGTATATTGCGAACCCGGATTGTGAACCCGCAACGATGTAAATACATCTTCCTTGGCGGTGTCAGTGCCTACGGTGTAGACCAGCGTTTTGTACGGACCGACGCGGTTTCCAGAGCTAATCAAGGGTTTGCCGATGCCGGCGCGGCCCACAATGGCGTGCCAGCGGCGCAACTCGTTTTTACGCGTGAATGCGTACACCCGTTCCGTGGCGTGGCCGGCGGAGTCAATGAGCGCGGTAGCGATGCGCATCGTTACGCCCAGCGCGTGTTCCCAATCTTCCAGCAGGTACTCACGGAGCGCGGCCCACGGGCTGGCCGGATCGGTCTCGGGCAATGATGTGTCACCCGGAAATACTTTGTGTTCGATGGACCAACGTTCATCGTCCAGACCCCATCCCCACACCGTGCATTCGAGGCGGTTGTCCTGGGTATCCACGCCGGCGGTGAGCCACAAAACGCCAGACGGAAGCGGCTCGCGTGCGAAGCGATGGCGCTTTTCCAGTTCTGACATGTTGGCCCCGGTGCCACGAATCTCCCACGTCTCCGCGAGGTTCGTGTTCACAAAGACTTTCATCCGCTCAAGGGATGTCTGCGCTTCGAGCCACTCCTGAATGAGGTTCAACCAATCGACCACACCGTAGAGCGCATTAAGGTGGAAGCCGGCCGTCTTGCCGTCGTGACTCACGGCGGTGGCACGCCACGATCCGCTGCGGATCATCTCATGCTTAGACCGTTCGCGGATTTCACAACCGTTGACACAGACGTAATACCAATCCACGACGCGCGGCCGGGAGTTCACGGCGATGTCTTCGGTTTTCCATTTGAGGCGCGGCCACTCCAGCTTTTGCATCTCACCGCAGTGCGGGCACGGCACGTAGTAATACCGTTTGTCGCTGGAGTCAAAGGCCCGCTCGATGCGGGAAAGATTCTTGATGTGCGGCGTCGAGGTGAGGACGATCTTGCGATTCCAAAACTTGGTAGAACGCTTTTTCGCAAGGTCAACCGGGTCGCCTTCGGTGCCGGCGGATTCCTCGTAGCCGTCCACCTCATCCATGAGGATGACGCGCGCGGGTAGGCCGCGCAGTCCGAGCGGAGAGTTTGCGCCGACGATGACAAGAACGCCGCCGGGGAATTCTTTGTTGAGCAGCGTGTTGCCGGAGTCCCGCGAACGCGGCGAGGGAAACAGTTCGCGGAGCACGGGCGTATCGCGGATCATCTTGGCGATGCGGTTCTTGGAAAACTTTTCCGCCTCGGCCAGGGTGGGCTGTACACACAGGATCGGCGACGGCTCCCAATGGCTGTAATAGCCGATGGGGTTGAGGTTGGCGCACTGCGTTTTTCCGGACTGCGCGGCCAGCATGAGGACAACCGTCTCGGTGTCCTGATCGGTGATGGCATCCATGATGCCGCGCTGATACTCCAGCGTGGAGGTGTGGAACTTTCCGGGAGCGGCGGAGTTTTCCTTGGGAATGTGGGCGTACTCATCTGCCCATTGGGAAAGGGTGAGCGGCGCGGGCGGCAAAAACATCTTGTGCGCCTTATTGAAAGCGCGGCCCGTCGCGGCCATGCCCTCGGGTGAGGTTTGGTAGGGCTGGCGGGGCCGGATCATTCCTCTTCCGATTCCGGCTCCTGGGCGCGGGCCTGGCGGATGGCATCGATGTTGGCTAGGTTGCTGAGCAGCGAACGGCAACTCCGGTCGATCAGGTTGAAAATCTTCTGACGATCATCCATGCCGATGAGCTGGGGAGCGAGGCCGGCGGGCAGGGCGAGAACCTGGGTTTGAATGGAGCGGTTCGAGTTGGCAAGAACGCGCTCCAGATCGGTAATGGCCACAATCTGCCCCTGTTCGCGGGCAAGTTGAAGCTCTTTCAGGTCCGCTTCGGCCATGGTTTTCCGCAAAATCGCCTCTTCCAGCGTCTCGGCAGGCACTTCGGAACCATCTGAGCCGGGAATCGGGCGGCGATTTCCGCCATTTCCGAGGTTTTTGTCCGCCTGATAGGCCACGTACCACTTGAGCGTGGTGGGCCAGTCAAGCATCAGGCCGCGCGGATCGGACTTGGACTGTAAGCCCTTGTCTTTGATCCAATTGCGGACTTGACGGTCGGTGACTCCAAGCAACTCAGCCACGTCCGAAACGGGCAAGGCGGAGTAGTTGCGCGGGTTTTCAGGCTTAGGCATAGGCGCGGAAACGGAAATGGGGTTAAAAATCCCTGGCGCTAGGGCACACGTGGGGTGGCGCGTCACCCTTATCGGGCCACACGGGGGAAGGACCCGCGAGGCGTTCGCCTGCTGAGGCCCATCTGTTGATGTGCTCACATCGTGTTGAGTATCAAAGACTTGCCGTCGATAGTCCTCCAAAGAGTAAGCGTCTGGCCCGTCAGGGAACATGGATATTCAGGTAAAGCCAACACAGCGCACCGGGCCGCAACCCGTCCCATCCCGCAGACGCCCTCTATCTCTGTCTTACCTGTGC